AGGTCACGGACGAACGCAAGCTCTCGCTGATGGCAGAGCTGGAAACCATCCTGGAGGAAATCCCCGCGAAGCGCATTTTGCTCTCGCGCATCCACGAAACAAAAATCCACGTCACGTCGAAGATCGCAGCGGTGGAAACCGCCGTGCGTGAATGCGCGGTGAAGTCCGGCCCCGAACGCATCGTCCTTTGCCCGGCCCCGACCGGCGGCGGCAAGACGATGACCTGCAATTATCTCGCCGACAAGGTGAGCGCGCGGCTCGTGGAAGTCCGCAGCGCCTGGCGTCGCAGCGAGACTGGCTATGTGCCGCTCATGGACATCTGCCGGGCGGTCGGCGTGCGCGTGCCCAAAGCCAACAGCATCGCCAAGATGGAGGATGACCTCGTGAAGTTTTGTTCCGAGCGCAACATCGTCCTGTGCTTTGACGAGGGCGAGCATTTCGGCAAGTCGTCGCTCAACCTGGTCAAGTTCCTTCTGAACAAGACGCGCATCGTGATCGTGCTGTTCGTCGTGCCGAGCGAATATGACAAATGGATGGACTGGTTTCCGAATGAAGCCGGCCAGATCGCGCGCCGCATCCATACGATCATCGAAACGAGCATCCTGAATCCGAAGGACGTGGCGCTGTTCTTCCCGAAGGATCAGTTCGCCGACGCTGGCGAGGCGCTGGCGCTCATTGCCCGCGAGGCTTCACGGTTCGGTCACTTCTCACTGGTCAAGCGCGTGGCGGGCGAGCTGGACGGCGTATCGCGCGCGGAGGACAGCGACGTGCGCAAGGCGATTGAGAAGGCGCAGAAACAAATGAAACGGCCCGACGCCAAGTAAGCTTATGCCCCGCTCTAAAGGCCATTGGTTCTGCGATCACTGCGATGATGTCGTCTTCATGTCTTACGAAGCGGTCACGCAGACTAATGTGCCTTGCCCGCGTTGCAGTTATCCGGCCTGCAATTTCATCCCGGAAAAGATCACCCGCGCCATGTTGCCGGCGGTGTGGTTCGCGGCCATGCGCCGCGCCGTGGATGAGGCCACGAACCCGGAACTGCCGGATATGCGGAACCACAAGAAATTAATCTAAATCAATTAAAGGAGGAGATATGACACGAAAAAATAAGGCCCTGATGCTGACCTGGCCAGTCACTTACCACTACTACGTTGTTTATCAATATGCGGAGGGCATTGGCGCGACGGAGTTTTATCGCTCCCAACCGTTCAAAACTTTTGCGGACGTGACGGAGACCGCCAAGCTCATCCAGAAACGCAACCGGTTTAAAAAGCCGCCGGTCATCACCAACTGGATATTGCTATGACCACTTTCCTAGAAGCCGTCATGCCGGCACACGCGGCGCTTCACCGCCGGGCGCGTTCCCTGGATAAATCCGACCTGCAACGGTTGCAGGATCGCATCGAGCGTTTCCAGAAGTCGCGGTTTCCCGATCAGACCGTCGAGGCCAAGCTGAAGCATCTGCGCGCGGAAGTGACCAAGTGGCTCAACGCCACCGAGGATGAGACGGAGATGGCCGACGTATTCATCCTGGCGCTGGCCGTCGCCACGCAGCTCGGCTACACCACCAGTAACATCGTGGCCATCGCTAACCGGAAGATGGCCGTGAACGAAAAACGCGAGTGGCACGCGCCGGATGCCAACGGCGTCTGTCATCACGTTGAAACCTGAAACCTGAAACCTGAAACTTGAAATTATGAACAACATCGAACTGATCGAAACCCAATGCGCGGCGCTGTCCAAGTCCCGCGCCGAACTGCGGAAGAAGCACGAGGCGAAACTGCGCGAGCAGCGCCTGCTGGACGGACGCCACAACGACGGCCTCCGTGATTCACAGAAGCAATGCGCCGAACTACGCGCGACGATTGAATCGCTCGTGGAGCAGGCCCGGCCGGACTTCCTGAAGCCGAAGCAACCGAAGACGCGCACGTTCTTCGGCATCGAAGTCGGCTTTGAGAAGCAACGCGACGCGGTGATCAAACCGGACGAAGCCGTCCTCGTCCGCAACATCGAACAGATGTTGCCGGCGGCCCAGGCGAAGACGTTGCTCGACCGCACGGTGACGGTGATCAAAAACGCGTTCAAGAAACTGCCGGTGGACACGCTGCAAAAGCTCGGCTGCTCGGTGGTCTCCGGCCACGACAAGGCCGTCGTGCGCACGAGCGATGAAGACATTGAGACGCTGGTGATGAAGTCCCTCGGCGACGCGAAGGAGGTGCAGTCGTGATCCGTAAATGCGTCCTCTTGTTCTGTGATAACGAGCACGGCACTGGAGACGTGACGTTCCCCGACGTTGCCTCAATGACATCCGATCAATTGTGCCAAGCATTGATTCAATCCCGTCCGCTGGCTGTGTTGAGAAAAGATGCCAAGGCAGAGGGCTGGGGCCGGGTCAATGGCGGCGATTATTGCCCAGGTTGCATGGAAAGCATGGAGGTGCAATCGTGAACGGTCGCCTCATCATCATTCAGTCTGGCCGGCTCGGCAATGACACGAAAATGTTTCGCGCCTATCTGCCCGCCAATCCCGGTGGCGTCCGCAAGCCGGTCGGCGTGAGCGCCAGCACGACGGGTAACGGAAAATACGGCGTCATCCGGTGCGCGGCTAAGGCGTTCCAAAAACTCAACGGCGGCGACGTGGATGAAATCGAAACCCGCGTCAAAGTTAACCCTCATCCGCAACCGAACACCTGGTTCGTTGAACTGACCACATGATTGAATCCGTCACAGACCTGAAGCGCACGCGGCGGCAGAGGCCGGCTCGCGAGGACTCTCGCCCCACCTTGGACAGATTGCCGCCGCATGATGCGGCCTGCGAGATCGGCGTGCTGGGTTGCTGCCTGCTGTTGCCCAACCAGTGCATCGCCGAGTGCATCGAAGCGCTGAAGGATGACGGCAAGGCGGCGTTCTACGATCTGCGGCATCAGACGATTTACGAACACCTGGTCGCGATGTTCGACGCGCGGACGCCGGTGGATTTAATCTCCGTTCAAGCCCGTTTGAAAGACGCGCAACTCCTGGAGCAGGTCGGCGGCATCGCCTATCTCTCGCAGCTTCAGGATGCCGTGCCGAGCGCGGCGAACTTGTCCTGGTATCTCGGCATCGTCAAAGAAAAGTTCCTGCTGCGGCGCATGATCGCAACGTGCACCGGCGTGGTGGGGCAGATTTACGATTGGACGGGCGAGGCCGATGAGCTGCTCGACGAGATCGAGAAGGAGATTTTGCGCGTGAACGAATCGCGCGCGCAGACCGGCACGCGCAAGATGCCCGACCTGGTGCAGTCGAGCATCGCCATGGTGGAGAATTATTTTGCCCGGCAGGGCGAGATCACCGGCATCGCCACGGGCTTCGACGATTTCGACAAGATGACGGACGGCTTGCACAGCGGCGAAATGATTGTCATCGCGGCCCGCCCGTCCTGTGGAAAAACTTCGTTGGCGATGAATATCGCCGAGCACGTCGCCGTGAATTTGAAATTGCCGGTCGGCGTCTTCAGCCTGGAGATGTCCGCCGAGTCGCTCGTGTTGCGGATGATGTGTTCGCTCGGTCGCGTGAACCTACGCAACATCCGCGATGGCTTTATGACGCAGGCCGATTTTCCAAAGCTGACGAACGCTGCCGGCAAGTTGAACGCATCGCCGCTGCACATTGACGACACGGCGGCGCTCTCCATTCTCCAGCTCCGCGCGCGGGCGCGCCGGATGCACCAACAGCACGGCATCAAATTGTTCGTCATTGATTATCTCCAGCTCATGCACAGCACGAGCCGCAAGGCTTCGGATAATCGCCAGGTGGAGATCGCGGACATCAGCGGCGGCATCAAGGCACTGGCCAAGGAACTGAAGGTGCCGGTGATCGTCCTGGCGCAGTTGAACCGGGAGATCGAAAAGGACAAGAGCCGCAAGCCACGCCTCTCCGATCTGCGCGAGTCCGGCAGCATCGAACAGGACGCCGACCTGGTCGGGATGCTTTACAAGCCGGAGGCCGACGACGACGTGAACGAAAACACGGACGGCCAGCCGGTGAACCTGCTCATTGCCAAGCAACGCAACGGCCCGACCGGCGATGTCCATTTGACGTTCCTTAAACCCTACACGCGCTTCGAGAGCGCCAGCAAAATCAGCGGGGAGGATGCGCCATGAATGGCATTGACCGTTTTTATTACGAGGCCGCTTACTTGGCGGCAATGATGGTGTGGCTGATTGAGAATAAAGATGATCACGCCGCTGATGCAGAAATTGCCGATATCGTGAAGTTCAAACCTTTTTTTATGCCCCTTTTGTTCGATGTAATGGAAGCCTACAAATGAAAAACGAGCTTACAGTCACGACTATGCAACCGGAGCATCTTTGTTTCTGCGCCGCGATTGTGTTCTCGATGTGGGATGTTCGCCCTGAAGAATCATGGGATGTCCTGAAAGAATGGCTGCGACAGGAAAACGATTCAAGGGTCTACGTCATGCTCGATGGCGAGTTGGTTGTCGGCATGTGCGCTTTTGATCGCGGCAGTGATGTGGCCAATTTGTCGCCCTGGATTCTGGCCTTGTGGGTTGCGCCGGAATATCGCGGCTACGGCTACGGACAAATTCTTGTCGGCAAGGTTCTCGAACATGCCCGGATGCTTGGCTTCACGAAAATCTTTTTGGACACGGTGGATGCGCAGCCATACCACGCACGTTTTGGCTGGAAGTATTGTTTTACCGGGAGCTGGCGCGGTGCAGAAACAACCATCATGTCTCTTGAGCTATGAAATACCCCGGCAAAATTGCTGACAAGCAACTGGAGGATTGGTTTACCAATGCCGCGTCGAAGGCCGGCTACGTTCCCATCATCGTGGGCAAAGGCAAAATCAATCCGTGCCTGAAACTTCATGGCCCCGGCCCGGCGGACAAACGCTGCAAAGATTGCGCGCTATTCATCCGGCGCGAGATGAGCAAGACGTATTTCAAATGCGAGTTGCGCGGCATCACGCGCGGGCCGGCGACGGATCACCGGGCCAACTGGCCGACCTGCGGGAAATTTCAAACACTGGAGGCAAAATGACTATCACCGTATCACAACGCACCAGCATCATGATTCTTTGGGGGAAGGTCTGCAAAGATCGCGGCTGGAAATCCAGCGACAAGACATTTCGCCTGGCTAAATTCAGCGAGATCATCGGACGGCCCATCGCCAGCGCCGACGAGATCGAACGCATTGACGAATGCACGAAGCTGATGAAGGAATTGCAGGCGATGCTCGGCGTGAGCGTCCAGGCCGCCCAGGAGGCCGACAATCTCTACATCAACCGCGCGCGCGTCTTGCGGAATAAAATTTTGACGGAGTTAGTTCCCTGCCTGGAGATTTACGTCGCCGACGTGAACGCCTACATGACGGAGATCATGGAGGACAAAAATCGTTGGTGGAAAATTGACCGGCCCGCGCGTGGCATGACGCTGATGGATTTGACCGCCGAGCCGAGCCGCAAGTTTGACTTCAAGACGCGGACGATGAAGGAATTTCCAAGCCAGTTGGATCAGATGGTTTACACGCTATCGTCGTGCCTGAATGGCAGCGGCAAAGTCCGCGCCGGCAAGAAGTCGCGCCTCGGTTTCCGCGTTGCAGCCGGCCAAACCTTGCACGAGATGAAGACGAAAGCCGGCGTGCCGTGCGACTGCGCGGATTGTGCCAGAGGATCGGTCATCATCACCGCGCCTGCACCGCTGGCGGAACTGGCCGATACCATGCAGGCCAAAGAAGAGCAGGAACACGAGGAGCAACCGTTTTGATTATGAAACTTCTTATCGGCGGCGACGCCAAAATATCCTGGGAGGATCGTTGGATTCAGGTCACTGATGTGACTGTCGTTTCCACTCCCGAATTGAACATTGTCTCGACGCCAAATTTGCGCGACTTGCATTTCAGTGTTTCGTTGCGCCGGTCGAGCTGGTCAAAACGGGCGATGCGTAAATTATTTTTTCGCTGCCAAGCGCCATTCCGGTTCACATATCCGTTGAGTCGGAAGCGCCGGCTGAAGATGTCCCGACGTAAACCATAAAACAAAAGTGGCCTGCCCGCGAATTCCAGTCGCAGACAGGCCGCGACAACAACACAGGAAGGATGAGTTCCTATGCCGAAGCCGCACCAAGGCTTTATGCCGCCGGGCTTTCCCGGTCAAATAAAAACGATGTTCTATAATGAGGGCAATCCCGTCGCCACGCTGGTCACGAACAAGGCCGGCAAGCACAGCGAACGGATCATGAAGTTCGGCACCGCCGAGGCCGCGCTCGGCTGGTGTCTAGATCACGGCGTGAACCTGTTCTATATGCCCGTCCGTCTCGAAGCCAACTGATATGCGAGCCAGCCAAATCACGTCCCAGGAATTGACCGACGACCTGCTGAATTTCATTCGGCGGAAGTTCTACGAGGCTGACGCGGTCGGCTTCAACAAAGACAAGCGCCGGCTGCTCGAATGGGTCGTGCTCTGGCCGGCTACTTACCTGGACGAGCGCGGCGTGACGTTGCCACCGGATCGCTACAAGGAAATCTTCATGGCGGTGATGATGCTGGCGCTTCAGCAGGGCAATACCGGCAACATCATCTACCGGCCCGCCTGGCTCGGCAAATGCGTCCAGAGCCACTTCAAGATACATTGGGATGAGATTTACCAGGAGGCCAAGTCCGCGCGCTCCTTGGCCGAACACGCGCTTCAGATTGCGGGTCGGCTGCCTGTGGCCAAGTCGCCCGATCCGGTCGCTGAAATGGCGCTGGCGGCGAAGCTCGTCAAAGGCACCGGGCGGTCTAAAAAAACAGCCCTTAAAGCGCCCTTTAACGAGCAGCCAAGTCTGCTCTGAATGGGGTATAAAACATTTCAATGACGGGGTTTTCCGGCCCGAACCTTGTGAAACCACGGATTGCCCGCCTAGACCTTCGTAAATAGCTGATTTTGCGCCCTCTTGCGCATCTTTCCGCCCTTTTTCATCGCTTGTGAAGTCGCGCGCCTAGATTCACCACGACTGTGAACAGCGTGGTCAGTGTCAACACGACCAATGCCGCATTGAGTTACACCAACACCACGAGCGGCCAGTGGCACGTCACGGATATTCCTGCCGGTGTCACGTTGACGGCAACCAATGTGACCATGGGCGGTTTGACCGGATCGAGTCTGGTGACGGATGTGGCCATGACGGACGGCGGCACTTTTCGGGTTGCTGGAAATCTGACGGTTGGCAGTGGCGGGTCAACCCCCAATGCCACAAGCGTCCTGGACTTATCGGGTTTAAGTAATTTTGTTTACAGCGCCAGTTCGGGGACGATCACCCTGGGAACTGCGAATTACAGTCTGGCCAATGTGAAGCTGGCGGCGGCGAGCAACAACATCACGGCCGCCACCGTGAATGACAATCTTCTCGCCGGCAGCAGCTCCAGCACAACCACGTTCATTCTCGGTTCGGGAACCAACATTTTCAATATAGGCGCGTTCAACATGGCGGCGGGCCGAAACACCACCACTCTTTCGTTTCCGGCGGGCAGCACCGGCGGGCTTCGCATCCGGGGCACCAACGGGACGGACACGGCTCCGTTTTGCGCCATGACTTTGGGCAACCACAATAACTCCGGCGGCTCCGGCAGCACGGCGTCTGGCA